GATACGGTCAATACCTGACCCGTAGTGCCGATGCCAACAAAGGTGGTAGCACCTGATCCACTTTGGTACGGGACGCTCCCTGTGGCCCCGCCAGCTAGGTTTGTGGCCGTTGTGGCGTTGGTGGCATTCGTTGCGGTCGCAGCGTTACCTGAAATTGAGCCAGTAATTGTGGCGCTGACCGTCAGACCCGTAAGTGTTCCGACCTCGGTAATACCGGTGTAGGAACCTGAAAGCCTTGCGGTATTGATAGTCCCAGCAGTTATTTGGTTGCCGTCAATCGCTATGTTTGTGTTTGAGGCCGCAGTCAATTGGCCTTGAGCGTTGACCGTAAACGTAGGAACCGCACTCGCTGAACCGTAAGAGGACGCAGTCACTGCCGTATTTGTAATGCTAAACGTGGTTCCTGTAAGGGTTAACCCTGTACCGGCAAAGTAAGTACCAGCAACTGAGAAGTTATTCCAATTAATTGCGGTGACACCAAGTGTGCCTCCGGGCTGGATTGGGCAATAAAACGCAGATCCAGCCTGACCGCCAGACTCAACGAACACCATCGCAGATACCAGCTCGTCCCAAGTGTCTGCGTCTGGTGAGCGAGTCCACGGTGTCCCAACGATGTAAATACCGTTGTTAGCCGCAGTTCCCTGATCCTTTACTAAAACCCTGTCCCCCGCAACTACGGAAACCCCGTCAACGGTTTGAGCGCCCGTAAGGGTGATGTTAGCGGTCGTAGCCGTTCTTACCGGTTGCTTCCAAGAGATCCCAACAATCGCCGCGTCAACGTAGGTCTTGTTCGTCAAATCCGTCCCAGATATGGGTTGGTTTTGCATCGCTGCGGTCGTGAAAACCGCCGTGGACGGCGTTGTAGCTCCAATAGTCGTACTGTTAATCGTGCTATTGGTGATCGTTACCCCGTCCAAATTGGGGTTTGTAGGGGCGTAAAACGGTAATCCAGCAGGGCCAATGAACGAAATAATGTTATACGGGTACAGCGGCTCGTAGGTCGCTTGTACCGGTAGGAAGTTCGTGGTCTGCGTATTGGCGGTCGAGTTCGACATGGTGAATCCTTATTCGGTAGCCACCAACGTAACGTAAAGAGTGTTGGTTCCTGATGAGATGCCCTTAATGTAAAGGTCTGGGGCTCCGCAGTCGATAATCATTGGGTAAATCATGTTAGCTGGTAGAACTAACGACCCAGAGCCGCCCGTAGACGCAATCACGGGGGTGTCCATATTGCTTGAGGTCGTGCCAAAGGTTACCGCAGCTCTACCCGTTCCGGTGTTCAGCAGGGCCACGCGATAGGCGCGGGTTGGTGAGCTGGGGACGATTTGCAGGGCAGAAGATGCAGAAGTTGTCAGATCCAACGCAAAGGTTGGGCTAAGAATTTTGATTTGGTTCATGGGTCACCTCAGATGTTAGTTGTGGAATTATCCTACTTTTAAGCCAATTTCCAATATGTCCTTCAAAAACTTTTAGGCCGGTGTGACCCATTCCTATTTCTGGGTCTATCCATACCTTCTCCCCTAGTTCTCGCCACCTCATACAAAACGAATAATCCTCTCCATATCGGTGTTTTTTGCGGACATCTAAGTGCGGCTCAAATAAAGGCCAAAACTCGCCATCAACAGCCTTTTCATGTACCCAAGTGCTTGGGTGGGCTTCAATCATTTTGGCTATGCAATTGCGAGAAATCTTCATAAATCCAGTTGCTACGCACTCTACCTCAAGCAAACCGGTCTCTGGGTCTGCCCAAAGTTGTTTTTTGCTCTGATCCCAACGGACAGTCCACGACAGGGGGTCAACTCGGTAGGGGTAGACACCAGCCACCAAGTCTACGGGGTGATCAATAATTCTTAGTAAACCACCGCGCTCCCAGCAGACATCATTATCGACAAAGACCAACATATCGCAGTCGGACTTGTAGAAATTGGAAGCAATTACTCCCCTGCAATCAGCAATAGCAGAATTACCGACATCATCAACAAGAGTAAACCTGTCACCACGGTTAACCAAGGCAATAAGGTCATCAATAAGGCTGTGAACGGTTCCAATGTGGACTACTCCTGTGTAAGTCGGCAGGGCAATCATTACGTGCTTCATGGATTCTCCAAAAAAAGAAAAAGCCACCCCTTGTGAGGGTGGCCTTCTCAGTCATAAGAACATCTTAGGCGGTTATGCCAATGTTCTTCAACGCGGTAATAACGCTGTTAACCGCAGTTGCAATGGCGGTTCCAGTTGCGGAGTCTGAAATCGTGGTGATTGCAGATGCCTGAACAACTGGAGTTTCGCCATAAAAACCAATCTCACCACCAGCTACACCAAGGGCGATACCATCGCTGGCATTACCATTGAATAGGTAGTTTGTGGTTTGGGTACTTGCTGGGCCCGGATTTGCCATGATTAAGTTCCTTTCCTAATTAAGCCGCAACTCGGCAAGCGAGTTCGGGGTAGAGGGGAGCCCAACCGTAGAGAACGTCTAGACGAGTTGGAATGGAATCATTGTTAATTGTGTACTGCCTAACCACTCGAATTGACAGACCCAGTTGCTTGTCAGATGCGCGACCAGCAAAGTGAACGCCATCAGGTAACTCAAGGTCGGCAGTAGCCAACGTGAACGCGTTCTTGTGGAACACCAAGTTCTGCGGGCTGACAACACCGGTCTTGTTAAACGGTGTGACAACAGCAGTCGAGGAGGTCGAAAGAACCGATACGTTTTGGAACTGACCAGCCGTGATGATAGCGGGCGATACGATTACGGAAGCAGAGCCACCGGAGGTAATCGTTACGTCAGCAGTCACGACAAAGTTACGCAGAACATTACCGCCGTATGGCTGACGGTTCTGGGGGTTGACGGCAAACACGCCAGCAATCTGAATGGTGTCACCCTGCTTGAGTCCAGCGTTAGCAGTAGCGGCAGCGATTGTGATTGTGGATGTTGAAGCCCAGCCAGTTGTCAGCGAACCGGTAAAGGTCGTTGTGTTGGTGGAGAGCGTAGCCGTGGAATAAGAACCGTATGTGTGCGACACAATGTTCTGATCCATGTACCAGTTCATTCCGATGGTGTCCTTACCCATCATTCCCTTCTCGTATTGACCCGAGATAGTGCCCTGTGGGTTAAAGAGACCTTTGAGCGAACCAACGATTGACGCACCGGTAAAGGGGTCAACAACGCAAGAACGCTTGCCATCGCGGGGTGAACCTTCACCGTCCAGATAAGCCTGTGCGGTTAAGAACGTAGCGATGTCGGAGGGAACAACTCCAGCCGTACCAACGGTGTTGGCGGTGTTGTCAGTAGCCATAGTCGTGCCATCAAAGTCCATTTTGTTGGCGATAGCAGCGATTGCGGGCTTTAACACGCGATCCGAGAACATATCCAACGACAGGGCTAAGTCCTGTGTGGTGAACTGGGTGTCAACGTGGAACTGAGTTGAGAGGGTCACCGGGACGGATGTCTCGTTGAAGTCCTCTACGTTAAGCGCAGGGCCAGTAGTACCGATGAAACGACCGGGACGGCGAACGTTTACAGTATTACCAATCTTTGCACCAGTAACCGCAAATTGCTCGTCATAAGAACGGTCAACGCGGGCCGTGAACGTAAGTTCGTTTTCCAAGACCATCAACGCCTCGTTGGTGATCATGGAGATGGTTAGCAAATTATTTGCCATTTTTAATTACTCCATAAAAGGTTAGTAGTTGCCACTTACCGAATCTTCCCGGCAAGGCGAGCAGCCTTCCATTGCTGGTAGGTTCCATGAAACGCACGGTCTGAATCCAAACCGGTGTCCACGGAGCTACTGCTTGCCTTGATAGGCGAAATCGGCGCAGGGGCGTTCGATTTCTTCGCTACAGGTTCCTTTTTGCTAGGAGTCGCAGTTTTCTCAAACTTTGCCTCCAACTTCCCAATCTCGCGTAGTTGCGCGGTCAATGACTTGTCCGCTAGGGAACGTGCGTAGTCCGGGTTGTCGGCTAGGTAGTAAAGGATTTCAGGCCCAAACTCACTATCAACAATTGATTCCCCAACCGGTGCACTTACTGGTATATCACCAGCGGCGGCGATTGTGTCCTCATAGTCCGGAAGATTTGCCTTTGCAGTTTCTACGCGCTTTTGGAACTCGACCTGTTTACGGCTCTGTTCTTCTTGCGCCCTGCGAGACATCTCTTGCTCATCACGCTCCCGCAACTTCTTATCCGTAGTCCACTCGGCCAGAGCTTCAGCGTATTCCAGCGCATCATTAAACTGGCTTGGATCGGGTTTGGGGTCTGGATCTGCCGGTTCTGCTTTTGCAGGGTTAGCCTTAGTCTCCAGCTCCTTGATCCGATTCTCCAGCTCTTGACGGGCTTGGCGCTCACGTTCCGCTTCTTGGCGGGCCGCTTCACGCTGCTTAGTCAGTTCCGAAAACCGCTTCTCAAGTTTTGGGTTTTGCTTCTTTTCACCTGTCGCAGCTTCATTTTCGCTTGGTTCACTCGCCTCTGCCTCGACTACCGGCTCCGCTGGTGCGGCCTCAGTAGGAGATCCATCGGGCGCTAAACCTAATTTTGCTAACGAAAACTCAGCTAAATTCTCACTCGTTACTAC